ATTGAAACTCTAGATGCGTCAGATGGATGGGTATTAGGCCAAGAGTGGGGTAAAACTATTGTGATTTATTCTAGACCATCTCTATGGATTGTAGATGAGCTAGGAGCATTGTATGTCCCATTAGATGGTTCTGCAGTTAATCCTGCGTTTGGTAGAACGGATAATGATAGGTATTAATCAATTAGTTACTTTAATTAAATTTTTATGATTAACAAGCTGAACAAATAATAAATTATATATTGGAGGAAAGGTTCAAAATGGCAAAAGAAATAATTAACATGAAAGATAACTATCATCCAGCATTACATGATAGACTTTCCACTGAAGCTAAAACACCCAGAGGTATCGTTGGTATCTATGATAAACTCCCCAATGGTGATTTGCGTTTGATTGAACGCCAAAACATGATTGTCTTCCAAGGAAGAGAATGGTTGTTACAGCGAGCATTTGGACCTGAACTTCAAGGAAATACAGAAATAGCAGACCGATATATTAAATGGTTTGGTTTAGGTACTGGTGGCGGAGAAGCCGGAAATCCATTACAAGCAGGAGCAACAAACGCGTGGGATACTGATTTGAGTTCTACCCTTCGAATTAACTCATCAGGAACCGCGCCCAGTTATGCACCAAGAGATGTTGGTGGATCATTGATTCCTGGATTTTATAAACAATTTTCTAGCGTAGTAAGAAAAGAAGATCCTGCTAATGGATATGTTGTTGATAGTTCAACATTTTATCCTGAACTAATTGCAGAAATCAGAATTGAAATTGCTAGTGAAGATGGTAATGGTACAGATGGATCTGGTTATGCGGATTTAAATGAAGCTGGATTATTTATTGATAACCCTGTCGTTTATTCCCCAAGTAGTTCAAGTGGGCTTATTGCTCCTTTGAACGTCTATTCTATTTCTAAGTTAAGTACATTTACAAATGAAACTCGTTACACATTTGAAGCCGGTACGGATATTACAGATGTCCTTGCTGGAGATAGAATTACTGTAACAACTTCAACAAATTCGGATAACGATATAGTCGAGGCTCTTATTACTGATGTAGGTTATGAGTCGGGTGGTTGTCTTGCATACATAACTGTTGATAATGCAAATGGTGTAGACGAAGGACCCGATTCTCCAGCAGTAGCCAGAGTAGTAACTAGGGACGAACTAAATGATATCGCAATGTTCTCACGGGTTACATTTAGTACCATTAGGAAGACAGTTGATAGAGAAATTGTGTTTCTCTGGAAAATTTACTTCTAAAAGTGAAGAACAAATAATAAGAAATCATTTTATAACGAAAAGAGAGGTAAGATCATGGCTCAAAATATTTCACCAGGTGTCTATACAAAGATTATTGATTTAAGTCAATACCTTGCAGATATTCCAGGAACATTCGGATTTTGTCCGATTCTAACAAAACGCGGTCCTGACAACCAATTAACATTCATTGGTAATGGACGGGATTACCGTAATTTGTTTGGATCTCCTGATATCGCAATCATGGGTAAGCATTATGGACAAGGACCATATATAGTAGAGAATCATCTTTCTATTGCTACTTCTTGTTATGTAACTCGTGCTCTACCAGAAGATGCAACTTACTCGAACCTATTTTTGGGTATGCAGCTGGTTGATCCAAACGAAGGTTCTAGTTCTAATTCTCTGGGTGGCGGTCTATCTGCTGATCCAGTTAAGGCTGAACTTGCCACGTATTCTCATTCTGGAATCAATTCGGTTCCTGAACTGGATACTTTCTTAGATCAAGCAGATATCACTACTTGGATAAATACAACAGATACTGGCGGTATTGGTCTTAGTGATGGTTGGTTAGCATACTTCCGTCCAATTGGGCGTGGTGACAGCTATGATGACTTCGCAATTATAATTGAGAAGCACGTCAACCCACAGAAAACTGGGGTCTATGTTCTAGAAATTTATGAAACACAATTTGATGGTGATGATGTTCTTACAGAATCATATGAAGTTAGTTTCAATCCTCTAGATAAGGATTCGGCTGGTGAATCACTATATATCGAAGATGTGGTAAATAGATTCTCAGATCAGATTCGTGTTAAAATAAACCCGAAGGCTCTTGAAGTTCTTGAAGAACAACGAGTTGAATTCCATAAGAACGAAGAAGAAGATACTTATCCAGATAACCCTTACTACATTGATGATCCAACGGATCCAAATTATGGAGTATTAGGTTATAAGGAATGGATCAAACAAGAAACACAAACAGTGTTTGATGCAGCACAGGCAGATCTTGAAACCGCTCTTGATGAATTAGTAGCTGCAAGAGAATTAACTCAGTTGACTGCTGCAGAGGTAGTAATTCGTAATACTGCTATTGATCTTGCTTCGACTTCTGTTGCTTTAGCTAGAACAGCTTTAGCTACTGCGTCGACTGATTTGGAAGATGCATTCCAATTAGATATCTTGACTACAAAAGATTATGATACCACAACTGCTACAATTGAACCGATTCATATGGATTATGGTTCAGATGGTTCTTTGTTTGCTATAGATCCAAGATCTGGTAATCAGGTAATTCATCAGGCAACAGCGGATATGATTCTGGCTCAAGCATATGTTGGAATATTAACTGATCCATTAACACTTGACCCAATGGATAAGATTCTTGACACTGAGGAAATTTGGATTGATTTAGTTTATGATCCAGGTTATCCTACTAATGTTAAATATTCTGCAGAGAATATTTCTAAGGATCTTAGAAGAGATTGTATAACCATTACTGACAATGGTGATAATAATAACTTCAAGCAAGCTAAAGATGAACATGATCAGTATCACCTAACCAACTCTAGATATGTTTCTAGGTATGAAGGTTATTCTACGATCTTTGATGTGTGGACAGGTAAAGATATTGCGGTATCCCCTGTATACCATATGTCCAAGATTATTCCTATGGTTGATAAAGAATATGAACTATGGTACGCACCTGCTGGTTTCAATAGAGCCACAATTTCTGACATCAAGACACTCCGATGGAGTCCTAAACTTGGTGAAAGAGATCAGCTTTATTTGATGCAGCTTAACCCAATTGTAAGATTCAATGTTGGATACACAGTTTGGGGTCAGCTAACCACTCAGGTAAGACCTTCGGCACTTCAGGATCTAAACGTTATGCGTTTGGTTCTTTATATCAAGAGAGCTTTAGAACAATATCTTAAGTTCTTTATCTTTGAATTCAATGATGATCAGACTTGGGCACAAATCAAAAATGGCATCATTCCATTCCTAGAAACAATTAGACGTAAGAGAGGTTTGAAATCATTTGAAGTTGACGTTGGTGCAACGGATTATGAATTTAAACAGAAAATTGCTCATGTTAATATCATTCTCGAACCTATGAAGGTAATTGAGAGAATCGAACTTAACTTATTTGTAAAATAATATATTGTGAGTAGGGGATATAATTCCCCTACTCATTAATAACTTTTATCTTAAGGAGATAAAGAAATGAATAACTCATTTAATGTAGTATCAGACAATAGATACGATCGAAACTTCGGTGGAACAACTCAAGGTGTAGCTGATCCATATATCAGCGGATATCATTTTGTTGATTTCATCCGACTCCCGCCAAGAATAAGTGATTTCGTCCCCTCTAGTGGTGGTCGTCATTTTATTGGTTCATCACAAGAAGTTATGGATACTTTAAATTCTTCATGTTTATCCGTTACACCTCCAGGTGGAACATTAAACAAAGCAGAATTCACAGGTCTCGGCGGTGTTAAATTCGCAGTACCTACAAACGTTGATTATGGGAATACCCTGACTATGAAATTCTTGGAATTTAGTGGTCTTCCGATTCTTGGTATTATCGGTGGTTGGGTACAAATGATCCGTGATTACAGAACAGGAGTATCAAACTTGGGTGATGGTGCTGATGAATACACTAAACAGAATTATGCCGCTTCAGTATTATATTGGACAACCAAACCAGATGGTAGAACTGTAGAGTTTTCAGCATTGTTCACAGGTGTATTCCCAACTAAAGATCCTAGAGATCTTTATACTGGTGATTTAACAGCAGTTGATAAACTTGAAGCCGATATCGAATTTAATGTTGATTGGACCTGGCATGAACCATGGGTACTTGATGCTGCACAAACAAGAGCTCATGCTATCCATGATGTAGGCGTCAAAGATTATCGTGTCAAAGGCGGAGATGGTGCTGGTGACGGAGAAGCCGGATTATAATATTTAGGTAAAAATGTCCCACCCAGTATAGAAACTACTGGGTGGGTTTTGAATAAATTAAAAGGAAGAACATCAAAAATACAACGTATCAACTAAAAACTTAAAGGAGTTTAGTTATGGACAAACATGGAATAGAAGTTATCCCATCATTCAAAATAAAGTATCCAGAATATACTATTATTACACCACATACAAATAAAGAATATACAATTCGAAGTTTGAAGATTGGTGAAGAAGAATCTTTGAGGTCTAGTATTTTGACCCCAGCATCATTAACTGAACATCTTAATAACGCCATATTCGGATGCCTAGTTAATAAACCGGATGATGTTGTAACAATTGAAGATTTCTTGAATAAGAGTACTATAGCTGATAGAGAAGCTTTAATGTATGGTCTTTACCATATTACTTATAAAGATAAACATGCTTATGATATTACTTGTAAAGAATGTGAACATGTGAACCCTGTAAAAGTAAACTTCGGTGATTCATTCTCAATGGTGGCATGGAACAAAGAAACGAATATTCTTGATGAAGAAGTCCGTGTACAATTGGAACTAGCTGAATCAGTAACTGTTGTCTTGAAGCAAGCTAATCTGATGGAGGAACAAGAGTTAATGAACATGTTGAAGTTCTCTAGTGATGATGAACGAGAAAAACAAATTGGTCTTTTACCCATATCTTGTTTTGAAATCGATGTAGGCGGTACCAGTGTTAATGGTAACGATAAGGATGTAATTAAGGATCGTAATAATATTAAGCAAATTTATAACGACCTTCCGGCACAAGACAGAATGTCAATCGAAGATTCATATGAGAAAAACTTTGGGAAGTATGGTGTTACCATCAAAGTACTGATGAACTGTGCAAAATGTCACACCTCTAACGAAACGGAAATCGATTTAGTTCGACAGTTCTTTCGCGCAATCTACGGATGAGAAACAGGTAGATAAATACGTAGAGAATTTAGAAGAAAGTATTTTTCTAGCTATAGAACTTGGTAAACAGGATTATTCATCCATAATGGAAATGCCTGTAAAAAGGTTAGAAAAATACTTAGAGTGGAAAATTAAATTCGACGAAGATCTTGCAAAAGCCAAGGCGGAAAAATTAGAACAAATCTAAAAGGGTTTGTCTATGTCTATAGAAAATGATGAAAGATCTTTTAGAAGATTTGTAGCTGGTCAATTTGATCAAATATATGATTATATACCAGCTGTCGAGTCAACAGGAGATTTTATACGCATCGAGGGTATTGATGTAATCATTAATTCAATACGAACGTTGCTGTTAACCCCATTAGGGTTTTATCCATTTGATCCAGAGTATGGGTCTTTATTATACAAAAAAGTATTTGATCCCTTAGATGAACAATCAAAGAATGAAATAGTATATGAAGTAAAACAAAGAATTGAGAAATATGATGATCGGTGCAACATTACAAAAGTAGAGATATATGAGGTGGGCACTGATGGTAAAGCATTCCAGGTTGAAGTATACATTAAACGGGGAGAAATCACAGGTCAAGTATCTATACATCTACCTAGTCCAAATCGCCAGTTCGCCTTTGAAACAGAGGATGCTTAATAATGTCTACTAGCTCACAAAATTGGCGATCAGTAACACAATATACTAATGAATATCTTGATTTAGTATATAGGTATTATGCTGAAGCTGGAATATCGTATATATGTACATATTACAATTTGAATCTTGCTGGTAGTGTGATCGATGATCATACTCTTGATGCTGGTAGCTATGAACAGCTTGGTGAACTATCGGGTTTGTTATGGAACCGAGTGATGCTATTTCCAGTATATAATACAGAGACAATTCAAAACACATTCATATCAGACGAAAGAGGTATG